TATAAAAAGAAAAAAGATTTGGAAGCCTATTTAAAAAAGGGTGAAGTGGTGATCTGGCCGGCACAATTTAAAGAAAATGATGTGAAGCAGTTGGTGCAGTATGCACATGACCGCTTGGCCGATTTATGAAGAACAAAGTCCGGTTTGGAGTTGAGGCACCGGACACCTGGTTGACGCCGATCCGCTGGTTGGAATCCCAAACCAATCCGTATTCCGCCACCTGGTATTTATTCCGGTGCCGATGCGGGAATGAAAAAAGGATTCGATACGGTGCTGTTTACAATGCCACCGGCAAACATAAAACCAGGTCATGCGGATGTCTGCTGGTGAAAAGAAACCAAGACCATCCTGAGATTGGTTTTAAACCTGGAAATATTCCATGGCATAAAGGCAAGCAAGTTGGAGCTGAACGCCTTGGAAAAAACGGCGGCGGTTGGAATAAAGGAAAAATCCGAATTGATCATTCAGACGGTACCTGGGAATGGATCGATGTTGTCGCGCAGCTTCCGCCTGACACCGGCGGCCAATCTTTACCTGGAGAAAAACCCCGATGACAAAATTATTATCACTTCCGGAATGTGCAGAAATTTCTGGAATCCATGTTGATTCCCTGCGCCGCTGCGCTAGGCGTGGAACCCTGCTGGCCAATCGAACTGGTGATGGGGATATCGGACCCTGGAAGGTGAGGCCTGCGGATCTGGAAGCCTTTATGAAAAAGAGGAATGACGGTCCAAACTTTGATGTGTTCCCCGGCGGACTGTCGAGGCGGAAGGCCGGAGCAAAGCAGCAGCCGGTTACCAGGGAAGAATTAAACGAGGCCATGGAAAAGTTTAAAGCGGATGGCGGCACGATCAAACGCATGACTAATGAGGAAGAAAAAGTTTCTGTCAATGCAGCCTATTCTGAACCAACCATCCTGGATGAGATCGGGGAAACATGAGCTGGCTGAAATGCCATGACTGCCAATATATGTTTCAGACCAAAGACGGCAGGGAGTGGCGTGATCTTGGTGGAAGCATAACGTGTCCGGAATGCCTGGAGATTGAGAAGCATGATGGATGGCCGCAGCTTCGATACGATGACCCGGATGAAAAGCAGGGTGATGAGAAATAAACCGATCTGGCAATACAATCCGAAAGAGGAAGATCCGGTTCCGTTCAAAGCAGATTATCTGCACCGGGGATGTGTCCGATATGATCCCAGGCGGCTGCTCAAAAAACTATTTATGGAAGCAGAAAGGAAAAAGAAAAATGACTGAAGAACAATACGAAAATGTGATGCGGGAACTGGCCGAGCTGAAAGAAATGGCATGGTCTAAGGAAACTCAGGAACAGCTGCTGGAAACCATGAGGGAAATGTCAGTAGTGATGGCCAAGCAAACCCTAGTATGGGAACAACAGGCCCAGATATTTAATCGCATGGAAAAGTATCTAAACGATGAAGATGAAGATTTTCTGCCAGAACCTGAACCATTGATGAGCTGATGACTTACGGAGAAAGACAAGCAGAAAAAGAAGCAGAAAGAAAACATTATGCTCGATTGAATGAAGCAAAGCATATGCATTGGTTTATAGATTATATTGCATATAAAAAAAAAGAATCTCGCATGGAAACATTTTGGAGAATTGTCACAAAGGAAATTAAAGATATTGATGAAATGAATAATGACTGAGAAAAAGCAAAGGCTATGCGGTGCTGATTGGCATGATCTGATGACCTGGGAAGAGTACCTGGAAAACATCATGGTGATGTCGAAAACGTGTCTGCTGGAATCCGGCCATAAGAGTGATCACAAGTGGACCGATGATGACGCATGGGGAGTTAGTTTCAAATGACCTGGTTTAAATATTACCGCAGCAGCGCCGAGCATCATCTGCGCTCCAAACCATTGATCTGGATCTACTGGCTGCACTGTTTAGAATCCGCCGCCTGGAAGACTCATGATGTGTTTTGGGACCAGCAGGAATTCTGCCTGGAACAGGGTTCTTTTATCACTTCGATGCAGCGCGACAGCACTAAAAATGGGATCACAATCGCAGCAGTCAGATATGCTCGGAAGGTACTTACCAAATGCGACATGATTGAAGTAACTACGACAAACAAAGGAACCCTTATCAAAGTCAACCAGTGGAAGGAATTCCAGAAGAAGCAGGAAGAGGAAAACGCAAGCACAACGCAAGCAACTAACAATCCAACGACAAACGAGGAACAAACGAGTGACAAACGAGTCACAACAACAGAAGAAGGTAAAGAAAGAAAAGAAGGTAAAAGAAGGAAAAGAATAACTACTGCCGCGCCGGAATATTCCGAGGCATTTGAAAAGTTCTGGAAGGTTTATCCAAAACACGAGGATAAAGCTGAGGCGTTTGAACTCTACCAGGAAATTGGTCCGAGCCAGGAAAAGGATCTGCTCAAATTTGCTTTTGCCTATGCTGCGGAATTCAGCCGAGGAAGGAAACGATACGCCAAGAAAGCAAAATATATTCTCAGGAATGCGGAATGGTTCAACTGGATGAATGAAAACAAACCGGCACCAAACCCAGAAGCACCGAGAGAAGAATCCAAACCGCCGGCCACAGGATTATCATCACTCTCATCCTACACCATGATGGCCAAGAACAAATGCCCCGACATCGATCCAAAGGAAATCCGCAAAGCCTTTGATCAAGGCGTCAACATTTCAGAACTCATCGAATATCAAAAACACATCGCCGAGGAAACAACCCATGATTGAAAAATACTACGACACCAAAGCTGCTGTCGCATTCTATGCCAAGAATTTCAACATTGATATTTGTGAACGGACCATCCAACGATGGTGCCGATCCGGCAGACTGCAGAGCATCAAGCCAGGGAAATCCCGGTACATGACCAAGGCTAATCTGATTGCTGCTCTCACACCGGTTGAAGAAAAAGTTTGACAAGCGCACAAAGCGTTCACTAACCTCGCATTTGTCAACATATGTTTCTCCATCGCGGCCGGGTTCCCATCATTCCCTTGATGCCGGCTGCACCACACACGGCAGGATGCCATGGGAAAGAAATGGATACCAACTGAGAAGATCCTCAAGGACATCGAACAGATGGCCATGACCGGGCTGGACGAGCAAGACATCGCCTGGAATTTGGGGATTCACCCGACATCATTCAGCCACAAGAAACATGAGTTCCCTTCAATCGAGGAAAGTATTACGCGCGGGTGTGCGCAAGGGATTCGGAGGGCCACCTCTTCCCTCTTGGAGCAGGTGGATTCTGGCCACCTCGAGGCCACCAAGTTCTTCCTCAAAAACCGGCGCCCCGATACCTGGAACAACGACATCCAAGCGCAGGCCAACATCCAGATCAACCTCTCAAAGCTGAACGATAGCCAGCTGCTGGATGAGCTGCGCGGTGATCCAACGCTGCTGAATGCCGTGAGCGGGAAAATTCCCCAGGCAAAGCAGATAGAATCCACACCAAACCCACACCCATAAGCATTATGTCTGAAATTAAATCAATGATTTCAGCTACTTCACCACACGCGCTCCGGTTTGCATATCCGATGCACGAGGGTGAGGACCAGATCGAGGTGCATTTGAGGACGCCGGAGCCTGATGATGCTGCACTGGGATTGGTCCTGGACTCATGGGTGCTGGGAGTTTGTGATCACTCACCCTGGTTAACCTATCTTAGATCTGATATATCAGTTAAGGGTGAAGGGAATGAAAAAGCGCCGGGAAAATCGAGGCAGGGGGGTACCACCGCGCCGATACCCCGCCCCATCCTCCATTACCACCACGACACACTCCTCAAAAAATTAATCCCACATACCGACATTACGTTGGCCTGCGATCCTGGTGACCCTGCCACGGTTTGGGGCTGGAGCTGCAGCGAGGTGGATTGTCTGCATTGGATTTATGTAAAGAATGCATTCCGGGGATTTGGGATTGGGCGTTTGTTGTTGCGGGAAACAGGATTGTGGGGTGATGAAATAAAGATATCACACCGGACACCGGCCTTGTTTAGTCGTTGGCCTGATGTTCATTTTTTATGGAACCCATATCGGATGATGAAATGGAATTAAAGCAAGTCCATCTGATGCGTGTCTTGCAGATGCCAGGCGGCACGACAGAGTTACTCCAGGCTGGAGAAAAAAATGGTATCACAACAAAGCTGACGCTGGAAAAGGAAATGGTGAAGGTAGTCAGGGATGTTGAGGGGATTGTGTACACGAGGTTTATCCCAGTGGGAAATGTCCAGTTTATGGAAACGGTGGCAGATTCTAAAATAGTGGAAGATGGCAGGAAGTCCAAAAAAACGAGCGCGGCGGGAAGCGGCAAACGATCTACAGTGGACGCGGGAGCAGCGGCTGCTGGTAGAGGAAGCAGTAAAAAGAAAAAGGGCTAGAGAATCAGTCCGGGAGAAGCTGGTTGGTTTAGGTGAGGGATTGAGTGAAAGCCTGCATGAGAAGCAGCTGGAATTCTTTAAATCTGATCATCACAAGAAACTGGCGAGGTGCAGCAGGCGTGCAGGGAAGACTCATCTGGCTGCAGTTGGTTTAATCACGGCGGCAGTGGGGATGGATAATCTGCTGGTGCCTTATATCACATTAAGCATTAAAAACGCTCGGCGGATTGTATGGAACACCTTGAGGGAATTGGAACGTGGATGGGGATTTGGAATGGAATTTCTGGAAAACCAGTTGACGGTGAGATTTCCAAATGGAAGTCAGATCATCATGGGCGGGTGCCAGGATGAGCAGGAAATTGAAAAGTTTAGAGGTCCGCGATACAAGCTTTGTGTCATTGATGAATGCCAATCGATAAAGAGCAGGACATTGGAGAACCTGGTGGAAGATATTTTGGAACCGGCGTGTTTGGATCTGAACGGATCGATATGGATGTTCGGCACACCGAGCGCGGCGGCTGCAGGGTATTTTTACGACATGGATCAATTGGACCGCAGCCCTTGGCAGAAGCATTTTTGGACATTGCTGGAAAACCCGCATTTGCCTGGGGCAAAGGAATGGTTGGCGAGGAAGAAGGAAGAAGCAGGATGGGATGAGAATGATGCAACCTTCAAAAGGGAATACGAGGGTCAATGGGTGCGTGATGAAAACTCCCTGGTTTATGCCTTCAACAAAAAGCGGAATTGTGCAGAAGAACTTCCGGATGTCGAGTGGAATTATGCACTTGGGATTGATTTGGGTTTCATCGACAGCACTGCTTTTGTTGTTATTTGCTGGAGTGAAGAAGTCGCTGAAACTTATGTGGTGGAGACTCAAAAATACACTGGTTTCACATCAGAGGATATTGCAAAGAAGGTTCAGTATCTTGATTCAGAATATCAATTCACAAGGATTGTTGCCGATACTGGCGGCCTGGGGAAGATGGTTGTGGAAGAGATGTCAAAAAGATATTCGCTGGATATTCTCCCGGCGCAGAAAAGACAAAAGCATGACCACATCGAACTTCTTAATTCTGATCTCAAAAAAGGGAAATTGCTGATTGCTGATGTCCCGGAGAATGCGGATCTGATTGATGAGCTGGAGCTGCTGGAATGGGATATGACGGAGATGGCAAAAGGCCGGTATATCGAAAAAGCCGATTGTGAGAATCACGCAGCAGACGCGATGCTTTATGTATGGCGGGAATCCTTGGCGTTTTTACATAGCCCTCAGACGATGGCGCCAATGATAGGTACCCGGGAGTGGTACCGGGCGGAAGAGCAGCGCATGGAAGCTGCTGCTCTACGTCAAATTTCTGATGGTGAAGAAAATCAGTGGTGGGAACAAGGCGGTTTGGAACCGGTTTATGAGGAGATTAACTGATGGCAAAACGTGGTTTGTATTCAAATATCCATGCCAAGCGCAA